GATGGCCATCTTTTCCTTCAGGATCGTGTTCATCTTCGTGAAGATGTTGATATCCAGAAGATCCTCGATGACCTCGCGCCGATGCTGAGCTGGCAGCTGCATGAATGGCACGAAGGAAGAGGATCCCAGCACCACGATCTGGTGAAAAGACTTGTGGTTCAGCTTCAGGATGTTCTGCTCGAGCACCTTCTGGTAATCCATCGAGTGTGCTTCCTGGTTTACCAGGGTTCCGTTCTGCCAGATCTCAAAGACACTCGGCTTAATCCCACGAATGATCTTGAAGGGAATCTTTCCTACAGTGAACTCGACGATCACCTCACACCCCTTACCGTTGACCGAGTTGACCAGCTGCGGTTTATTGATGTCGCGGTGTGGCTTGCCGAATAGGGCAAACGAAAGAGCATCGAGCAAGGTGGACTTACCCGCACCATTGGGTCCTACGATCAGCGTAGAACTGCCAGTGTTCAGGTTGATGGATATTGGGGTGTCTCCAGTCGAAAGGAAGTTCTTCCACTGGATCTTTTCAAATGTGATGGCCATGATCAGACTACCTCTAAGTTTTGGGCTTCGAGATGGAGTTCGCGAAGCTTGGTCTTGATGGTATCCTTATTTAGCGATGTCTCAACCGCATCAACGTACGAGTCGATCAGGTGTGACGTATCTGAGATGGGACCAACGGCTTCGTCCTGAACGTTGGATCCGGTAAATTCTTCGTAGTTCTCGGCAATCTTCAGCTCAAGCGGATTCTGCTTTTGGAGCATATCGATGAAGCGATCGAACTTGAAAAAGTCGGCTTTATTGAGCACTACAACCTTGGCAAATTTACCTGTGCAGCTAGGAACATCGTAGTTATCAAGATCCCTAGTCTTGTCATCATACACGTATTTGTGAAACAGCACATGCGGATTGTGAATCTGTGTCAACTCTCGAGTATCCGTATCAAATACGTGAAAATACTTGTGGTCATTTACGTCCGCCCACGTCATCTCAAACTGTGTGCCGAGGTAGTGGATGTTGCCCTTCTTCGACTTCGTGTGATAGTGACCTGACCAAACTTCCTCGAATCGTGCAAAGACGTTTGGATCCATTCCCTCGTGTGCCGGCATACCAGGCAACACGTCGAACCCCTTCAACTCTAGATGACCTGCCAGGATAGGAGCATTGCAGGTCTCAACGAACTTCATTGACTCCTCATAGTTCTCCGGGTTGATCCAAGGGAGAACTGCAATGTTGCAGCCATCGTACGTCAACACCTTCGGTCGCATCACAATGTTGACATTCTCAACGAAGAATCCTAGCAGTTCCTTCAGCGAACACAGGTCATTGGTGTTCTTGTAGACCACATCGTGGTTACCAGGAATGATGTCCATCGTCATTCCTAGGTCTCGCATAGGCTCTAGGAACGTCTTGCGGTTGTGGTGAAGAGCCTTGAAGTTGATGTACTTCCGATGATCGTAGTAATCACCCAGGTGCAGGATCTGCTTGATCCCGTGCTCTCTGCAGTACGGGAAGAAGACATCATTGTAGAACTTCCCAAAGTAATCCAGGAAAGCATCGGAGGCATTTCTGGCTCCGCAATGTGTATCGTTGAGGATGGCTAACTTCATGCGATGAAGAACTCAAGATCGGTCTTGGTCCGCTTCTTGAAGTCCTTGATCTTCTTGTCGTTTTCCTTCACCTTGTCGATTCGCTTCTTGATGGTCTCGATGAAGCCAGTATCCTGAAACATTGCACCGAGCTCGTCATCTGGTGACGACATGAAGTTCTCGATGCCGGCGTGCTCGATGTAACGGAACTTGATATCCTGCTGCTTCTTCTCCTTCATGATGCGACGAAGGAAAGCGTAGTAACAGATCTGTGTGAAGTAAGCAAAGGCGTTAGGTGAACCGGTTCGAGTGGCAGCCTCGATGTTGTAGTTCATGATGGCCTTGATGCAATTCTCAACGGCATCCATGACCATCTCCTCACGGTAGGTGTACCTCACGAAATTAGGCTTGTGAGAAAGACCCTCAGCAATCCTGAGGAAACAACGGCCGACGTATTCCGGGATCTTGTCCGGCTCCTTGCCAGCGGCGATTGCTTTTTTGACAGACGTGACGTAGTCGACAACGGCCTGTGAAAATTCTTTATTGTTGACGTAGTGCTCGCGTTCCTCCTTCGGCTGCGAGGACTTCTTAGGTTTGGTTGATTTCGTGGTTGTCATTACTTGCGGACCATACTAAACAAGAATCACATGATGTACATCTCAAACTTTTACTGAGCACTCATTCCCGAAGTTGTTTACATCCTTGCGGAAAGCCGTTATTTTGTATACACTGTTCACCCAGTGGCCACAGTATACCCTAGTTCCTATCTGGCTCGGCGTCACCAAAATTAAATTGCTGTTCCCAATTAGGAGTTAACGGACTTGGCGTGGTGTCCCCGTCACGCCTTGCAACCAAGGCAGAGTAATGCTTTTTTGTGTCATCATCGGGAATAGCTGCAGAGATGACGTGTTCCTTCCTAATCATATGGATTCTTGACTTCGAAGACAAGAACCAATCAGCATAATACGTGGTAGACTGAACACCTTCCTGAGTAGCTACGCTGTGTACTCGAATCTCATAGGGATCACGAACAAGCATGTTTTTCTCAGTATCTGATAGAACTTGACAAATGACGGTCTCACCTGAGACTAACTTTAGAATGACGCTGAGATCCTCGAACTTGCTCATAGTTTTACCTCGTGGATCTTGTAGGAGAACTTCTCAGAACCGTACAGCTTGATCCGTTCAGCAGCATGGTCGAGTGTGTAGTTTCTGCTCTTCTTCCAATGCAGGTCATCGGCGATATCGTAGACCTTTGTGGCTCTGCCATCGTCAGATTTGCGAAGGCCTCTTCCAATAGATTGGAGGACACGGATCTGAGACTTTGATGGCGAAGCGAACACGATGACATGCAGGTTTCTTATATTTATCCCGGTAGAAAAGGTACCCATGCTGGCCACGATGATGGCATCCTTCTCCTTCTCAGTGATCTCGCGGATTCTCTCGCGCTCATCAGTGTCGACTTCTCCAGAGACAAAGAAGAGCTTTCGAGTCCTGCGTGGCAGCTCGTTCAGCTTGGCATCAATCAGGTCGTACAGCGGCTTTCCGTGCTTCTCAACGTAGTTGAAGAGGATCAGGGTGTTTCCATCCTGAGCAATCGCCAGATTGCGAATGAACTTGTTTCGCGCCTGGTTTGTTACGATGAAGTCAATCTCTTGCTGGTAATCGAAGTCCTTGGCAGCCTGGCATACCTGGTCATCGTATTTCATCAGTAGCACGTCGATCGACAGCTGAGCCAGAGCATTCGAATCCATCAGAGCCTTCGTGGTGGTCACACGATGAACAGGCCCAAAGAGACCTTCCAGCACCAGCTTATGAGTCTGTGTACCATCCAGGGTACCGGTCGTACCGATACGGTACTTGGCATCGTACAGCTTCTCCATGATGGCTGCCAGTGATTTGGCCTTGAAGTTGTGAGCCTCGTCGCCGATCACCATGCCGTACGACTCAAACCAGGTCGCAGGCATCTTGTAGATGGACTGCCACGTGGTGATGACCACACGGGATCGGATGTCCATCTTCTCTTTTCCAGAGTAGATCCGGTGACACATCTCCTCGTTCTTCCAGTTCTCATCCAAGGTGGAATAGTCCTTGAAGTCATTGAACATCTGCTCAACCAGCGATGTGGTCGGTACGATCAGCAACACCTTCTTGTTCTGATTCTCCTCGAGGAACCAACGAATCAGCACATAGATGATCAGCGATTTCCCAGAGGCCGTCGGGCTGAGTAGCATGGATCGATAGTGAACCAGAGCATGGTGAATAGCCTCAAGCTGGTAATCGCGTGGCTCGATCGCTTTTCCGTGAGCGTACAGGTTCAGCGTGGAGACGAAGTCCTTGACCTGCTCTAGTTCGATGAAAGCCTGAGCTTCTGGTCGACCATAGTAATCATCGTCCACGTACTCGATCTCACACCCTCGCACGTCAGCAAATTCATCGATGTACTCGATGAGACCGGCATACAGGGTCTTCAGACGACGATCGTACAGTCTGATCTTGCCATCCCAGAGCTTGTTCTTGTATGCCGGCATGAACTTGTAGCCGGGCACGAAGAACGTGAAGAAGTCCGTCAGTTCATTCTGGATCGATGGATCACAGTCCACCGTCACATAGACCTCGTTCTTCTTCTTGACTTTGATGACGTCAGGCATCAGACTCCGCTGGTGAACTTGCGCCACTCGATCATGTTCTTGATCGTCTGGTGCCTCCACTTCAGGTTATCCATGATCTCCTGGAGCGTATCCACTGCGGTCTTCAGGTAGGTGATCTGGACCTCAGACTTCTGCAGCTCAGGATCCGACTCATAGATGTACTGCATGTCAGACTTCATGATCTTATGTCCGCCAAAGGGGTCATAATCCCAGCCCTTCTCATCGATCTGAGTCTTGTCCATCTTGCCGTTGAAGTACATCCACTTGTCCTTCAGCAGCACTCTCTGGTCTAGCTCTTTCTTCTTCAGAGCAAGCTTTGTGATAGAAAGCAGCTCCAGGTACTTGGCGTGCAGCTTAGCGGTATCCTTGGATGCTTCATCGAGGTTCATCTCATCGATGATGCAATCCTTCTTCCACATCGTCAGAATTTCTTCAACGTTGATCATAATGTAATCGACTGTAAGATTATCTATCTGCGCTCAGGAGACGAAGTAGAAGTGCGAGTAAGAGAAGGAAGCATCACCGATGATGTATTCCACGTCGGTATTCTGAGAATGAAAATCCAGTTGACCGATTGACACTGGAAAGGCATCCACAAAGCGGACCTGACGGATCACATTGTTGCTGCTGTTTAAGATATTCAGCGTCATGTCAGCATATTTCATCTGCTCAGTATTTGAATTTGACACCATCCAGTTAAACAGCGAGATGTAGTTCTCCATGTTCTCGGTGATCATGTACCGAATATCGAAGGGGGCATATTCTACCTTATCGCCGGCATACGTGTTCTGCAAATTGCGATATGCCTGTGAGATAGATGCAGCACTGACAGTCGGTAACGCAGAATTGATGCAGAAGTACTCCACGTCTGCAAACTCTTGGCGGTCGATGATCAACCGAAATCCATTCGGTGACAGGAAATTCTTGTTCAGGGTGGTTGACATGGTTCAATTATTTATCAGACGAAAAAGGGGATCCCCTTTCGAGGATCCCCTTAAGCTTGATCGGATTAGGTGATCTTATCCGTTATCGAGGATACCGGTAACTCCCATGATGCGGAAGTAGCGGTTAGCACGATTGGTACCAGTTCCGTTCTGAGGAGCCGTTGGGGACTCAGCGAATGGGTTGGCAACCATGCCGTAACGGGTCTTGAATCCGATACGTGGCTGGAAGTCGGACTGACCGACTGCGCGGACCATCGTCAGTGGGACGTATGGGGCGTAGAAGAGACCAGCGTCGTATGGGTTCGTGCCGCGGTAACCAGTTGTGCAGTAGTCAACTGTGGCGTATGGATCGATGTAGACCTTGACGCGACCGTTCAGAACACCAGCGAAGGTGTTGCCGGTATCGTCAACCTCGAGCTGGGTGCTCAGGGCTGGGGCGTAGTCAAGAACTCCGGCAGCGGAGAGGGCAGTAGCGACATCGCTCGAGCAGAGGATGAAGTTACCCTTACCACGACGGGTGTCCTTGGCAATCTGATTGCACTCGCGCTCGATCTGAACTAGCAGACCCTTGAAGCGCTCAACATTCCAACGACCGTCAGCATCAGCCAGGAGGTCGAACTTACCCTTGACAGCAACGTTTGCGGTCTGGGCGCCGAGCTTGGCCTTAACATTGATGGTGCGGATGACTTCGCGGTTGATTTCAGCGAGGATCTCAGCCGACAGGATGTTGGCGAGCTCTGACTCAGCATCGAGACCGTGAACGGCCTTGAGGTCCTGAGCGAGTTCCATCGTGTACTCGGCCTTGAGGGCGCGTGTCTGAGCTGTGACAGTAGCCTTCTCGATCGAGAATGCCATCTGAGCGAAGTTGCCAGCGCCGGAAGATCCAGAACCAAGAGCTTCACCTTCAGCTGTGGTCAGACCAACACCGTAACCGAATGAGTCGGAAACGTTGTCAGAACCGGAATCAGCTCCAGTACCACCCTTAGCGAGAGGCAGCGATGAGCTGTCTGAACCCTGTGTGCCTGTGCCAGAGAAGGCTGTGTCGGCTTCGTTGAAGAGAGCCTCAGTGCCACCCTGTGAGGTGTACTTGCTCTTCATGGCGAAGATCAGGCCGGTAGGACCGCTCATTGGCTGAACGCCAGCGATATCATAAGCGATCAGGTTTGGCATCGAACGGCGAACCAGGGAGATCAGGATTGGATCCCAGTTTGCCATTGGGGCTGCACCTGCATTGGTAGCATTAGCAGCGGTCTCTGTGAGAGGCTGGAAAGAAGCCTGTGCACGCTCTTCGCGGAGTGCCTTTTCCTGGTTCTCGAGGACGATAGAGGTAACTGCCTTGCGGTAGTTATCCTTGATTGATGGGAGATCCTTGTGCTCAAGGATCGGAGCCCACTTCTTTTGGTATGTTTCTGAGTTGAACATTGTGGTTAGATTACTCCTGACTAGTTTTGCTCTTGAAGTTATGGCTTCAGTGTGCGGGAAATTGCGGAAGAAACTGCGGCGATGAGCGGACTCATCTCGACTTCTGGCTGAGAATCCTCAGACAGTGTCATTGCGGTCTCAACTGCGGGTTTTGGGGAAGCCGGCTTGCGGAAGTAAGACTCCTTGATCGTCTGTACCTTCTTGGAGAAGGTCTCAGCGTTCTCGAAATCTACATCCTCGACCAGCGAATTCAGCTTAACAGCCTCTGTGGAAGCAAGATCTGAAGAAGCCTCGGCGATCACCTGCTTGCGCAGTAGGTCGTTGACGGACTCATTCAGCTTGATGTTTGCCTCAGTGGACTTGAGGAGTTGCTCCTCGAGCTTGGCGACTTCCTTGTTGAGTGAATCAACGAGGTTCTCCTTGCCCTCTGGAACCTCGATGTAGGACTCCACGAACACGCTCTTCAGCGAGTTGATGAAGTTCTCAGCGATCTCCGTACGGAGTCCGGACTCGATAGCAACCTTGTTCTCCTCCATCCAGGTCTTGACTACGTAGTCAAGATAGCTCTCGACCTTCTCGGCGAGGTCTTTCGTTGCGGTAGCAACTTCCTCGTCAAGACGGGCCTTGTAGCTTTCCTCGATCTTGGTGACCTCGGCTGCAACCTTGGCCTTTACTGTGGACTCGAATAGCTCAGTGGCCTTCGAGCGGAAGCCTTCGGACAGTGACTTCTCGGCCTGCATGAGAACTTCCAAGGATTCCTTGGTCGTCTCATCTTCGGTCTCGTCGCCCTCATCCTCGTCTTCATCACCCTCGTCTTCGCCTTCGTCGTCGGCCTTCTCAGGATTCGTGACGTCGGTTGGAAGCTCAGGTGCTTCTTCTTGTTCCTTCTGCATGCCCTTGTCTGTGCTATCGTCACCTGTCTGCAGAGGAGATGGCTCCTCGGCCTTCGGTGGCAGTGCTGGGTTAACCAGCGTAGCGTAGACATTGGACAGCTCTTCGGTCTTCATTGTGGCCAGCTGTTGGTAAACTGCGTTGATGAGACCTGCCTTGGTCTTTGGCGGTTCAGCCACTGGTGCTGCAGCGATAGCTGCGTCAGTTGCTGCCTTTGCCTTGTTGACCTCATCGGGAGTCTCGACAGTTCCGGGACCGGAACCGACGTGAGCTTCCTTGCCGGCGTCTTTCGAAGCCGAGGCGTCGATGCTTGCCTTCGTCGCTGCGTTTGCCTGTACGGCATCCGTAGCAGCATCCTTCTCATCTTTCTTGGATGGTGTCCCGTCAGAAACTGCAACCTCTTCAACGAGTCCATCCTTACGTAGTTCCTCAACAGTAATGTCCTCGATGAGATCGAGCGAACGCTTTGTCTTGTTCTTTGACATGTGTGTTAGATGACTACTATAATGTAGCTGGTTATAGTTTTGAGAGGAAATCATTCCAGACCTTCAGCTGAGCCTCAGTGAGGCGCTTCGAAGATGCGTTCTTAATTTCAGTCTCGTACTTTTCAATTTGCTGAGCCTTCAGGATTCCATTGTCCCAGACCCACTCTACGCCTTCCATGATGCCGTTTACAAAGGCCTCAGGGGCTGAGGGATCTTGAACGATGTCCACGGTGGCGAGAATAAAATCTTCTGCTACCTCCATGATTCCATCCTTCGATTGCTTCAGACTTCCCATACCACGAGTTGAGACACCTAGCTGGACGCCGCCTTCCATAAGGCCTTTCACGATCTTACCCATCGGCGTGTCCAGTATCAGTGCCTTTCCGACAACGTTGTTCCCGTCCCACTTGAGTTCGGTAATACGATGCGAAACTTTGTCCAGGTTTACGGTCGGACCGTCCGGGTGATTCAACTCTCCGACCGCGCGGCCGGTGTTCACCTGTTCCTTGATGTACTTGTCAACTGCTGGGGCCAGAACCGTGCGTGGATAACGACGCTTGTTACGGTTTGGCTTCTCAGCTTGCATGAAGATGCCGTGCAGGAATGATTTTGACTGCCCGCCTTGAGTTGCCTCAGACAGCAAAGAGATCTGCGAATCGATGTGTTCGGCTATGAGCTTCATTTTCCAGCTTTGGTTGCCTGATTGTAGATCTGTGAGGCCACGACGACCTTCTGCGCATCAAGAGCCGAATTCATCTTCTCGGCCATAGCTGCCTTGAAAGCCGATTCAGCTGCACCAGTCTTTCCAGAGCGCAGCGAGTCGATCATTGAAATTAGGTTATTCATTGAAATTATAAGTACTATTTATAGAATTCGAATTTCAGAGCTTAGTAAATCTCTCTCCATTGCAGTGTCGCCCAGATATTTGCATCAGCTCCAATCGCTCTGCCGGTGAGGACATAGATCTCGCTGTCGGTAGATGCCATGTTCTGGACGATATAGTTCTTCTTTGCAGTTGAAGGATCGGCCAATCCTGTGGATCCCATACCCTTATTGCTACCACCGGGACTACTGGTTCCTACAAATCCTGCGTCAATGGTATCTCCTCCGCTGATAGCTGTACCTAGGAGAGAGTATTCGACCGCGCTGTCATTCGATACACTAGTCCATGTGGGGCTAGACAGTGTAATAGAACTTAATCCTGGAAGCTTAATCAGCTTCCAGATCACCGGATTTGTTTCTGAATACAACGCGATGTTTCCCATACGTACGACAGCACGATTTGCATAGCTTCTGAAGGCCGACTTTAGGCGTATAGCTATGACTGGGTAATCTCCGGCAGTTGTGACTGTCTGAGCTACGATGCCTCCATCGAGAGCCCAATCGATACCGGTCTCTACGTATCCTCCCTCCGAGACCACAGTAGAGCAGATCTGATCGAAGTACCCGCCGGTTGTCGTACCGGTGTTCAGGATCTCGCAGCGAACTGGGAGATTCGGATTACTCATGTAGACGGTTGTGAGCACGTTGCTGTTGTAGAACTCGTGGGCGACCACGATTCTGCCATTATGCACGAATCCGCAGCGAACTCTTCCGACACCTAGCCATTGAAAGTCGATGAATACGATCTGAGTCTTCGTGATATCCAGGTTGAACCCGCTCACACCAGTGCCGTCACACTTGTCGATATTCCAATTTGCCTGAGTGATCTTGCGAGTACTATCCGGAGTGCCACTGACGTTCGTGCGAATCACGAAGCTAAGGGTTCCATCTCCCTCCTGCTGAAAGTAGATACCATCTAGATCATCGTAGTATCCGGTACGCTTTGTGACATTTGGTACCGCAGCATAGAAATTGACAGTACTCTTGATCAACTGACTTTTACCAGGCATGTAGTTGTGATACAGCTTGGTCTGGTGAACCGCACGGCTTGTGGTATTGCTAGTGGTAGCTAAACGAGCACATGCCTTATTTGCCTGATGAGTCACCGTTGCGCCATTGGTTAGGGAATCTACAAAGTTTGGATCGATTCCGTACGTGTGCTTGTAGTCCCCAAGTGTAAACTCGCTAGAGACACGAAGACGGCCGAAGGCGTCTGCAGCAGGTCCATCGATAGTCGACATCTGGACTGGAAACGGATTGCTGGATGTGACGACGGCTCCACTTTTCCCCGAGGCAAGCATCATCACCTCGTAGCGTTTGTCGCCGTCTTGCTTGTCTAGAGGTACGATGTATTGTGCCATGGTAAGTTCCTATTACGCTGATCGATCAAACTGTTCGTTTGCCGATATGTCTTCGATACCGCTTCCGGTATCTTGTTGTGGATTTTCTAAAGCTTGCTGCGCTGCCATCTCGGCATCTAGCTCGATCTCCTCCTGCATCTCCTCGATGTCCTCATCGGTCATGCGCAGGATATGACGT